TATTTAACGAATTTGCTCCCGGAACAGCAGAGTCAGAACAATTCTCTCGTGCTCGTGCTACTGGTGATCAATTCAACACCGACATGAAGTCTAGGTCAGACAAGAAGTTTGGTGTTTATCCTTACTTAAGAGCGTTTACTAACGTTTTATTTGATCATAAGCGCAAGATCACGGGTAGTGTAAATCCAAGCAATGCCGCTTTACAGATTCAATACCTAAATGAACTGGCACGTAACTATCCTAACCCATTGGTTGACGCTGAGACATTCACTACGATGGTGTCTGATGCGTTTGGATCAAAAGTAATTGATGGTTCTGTTCCACTTCCTCCTTACAACGCTATCAAAATGGTTCAAGATCCTACCATTATTGAACAGCAGATTGGCAGGATGAGTCCTAGTCAGCGACAAATGGCTGAAGATGGATTTAAACTAGGTGATCGTATCAAGGCGGCATATGTAAGTAAAGAGATGACTCCAACACACACCGCAAAGTTTATACTTTGGGGTATGTTGAGTCGTGGTGTTAGCCCGTTCATTCAGGAAAGTGCTTTCCTTGACGTAGTAACAGAGCGTGGCAATAAGGCTGGTGTTGGATATTTTATTCAATCTGCCCTTGATGGTAACTTTAACAAGCAAGAATACCTTGACTGGACTAGCATGATCTTGCCTGAAGGTTCTCCGGGCAATCAATCAAAACATAATCTTAATGGATTTGGTGAGTCGCTTGTAAAGTTGACCCAGACTCTTCCATCAGGAAAGACATTGCTACAAGAACTGCATGATATGATTGCTGACTATAAATTGTCTGGCAAAGAAATTCGTCGGCGTTTCCATAGTATGAATACTGGTATTGGAATTAACAACAAAGTCCTATCGTTTATTCTTTTGGTATCTGGTCGTAATGATGTTGTTGTTCTGGACCGTGTGCAAATGCGTAACCTGTTCAATGATGGTCGTTTTGATTCATATAATCTTTACGATGGCGAAAAAATACCAAAGATGGTAAAGAATCAAAAGACAGGCAAAACCGCCCTCAAGGATGTTCAAGATACTGGTACTGCCATGAACAAACTTGGTGATGACATGGTTGGTCTTATGTACTACGAAGCCATTGAACGTGGTATGAAAGATGCCATTAAGACGGCGTATAATAACCTTGGTCGTGGTGATGGATCACCGGGACAATTCCATTGGGAAAGTTGGGTTGCTACCTCCGCACAAGAAGTCGATCATGGTAGTATCGAAGGTATTCTTCGCGATGCACTTGGTGTCGTAGATCCATATTATCAGATTACTACACGTCAAGGTAAATATAACGAGTTTACATCTGGCATGATATATGGCTATGATAAAAATGCAGCAGCATATGTTGAGCTTCCAGATGGCTTGGGAAACTTCTTTAGGTTTACACCAACAGAAGGTAAAGACGTTCTAGAAGTAGTTAAAGAGCCTAAAAATGGTATTATTCCTCCAAACTTTAGAGTGAGTCAAAATGTCACAGGACCGTGGTACAACAACAGACAAGTCAACAAAGCCAAGCTTAACCAACTATATTCCGAAAGAGGAACCTTGGTTTACGGAGATAATGCAGGACTTGGCAAAGCTGACACCGATGTCATCAGACCCGGACGTACAGCAGCCGCCACCGCCTCCGCAGTAGAACGTGCAGTTGCTAGGTCGGGTGAACAGTTCTCTCGTGCATCAGCAGCACAGATTGCCATCAATGAAAGGATTCAGGCAGCACCTAATAATAAGGGTGGCATTGAAAAGTTTGCGTCAGAAGTATATGTAAAGGATGGTAGCCTTGGTAGTGGTCTTGGTGGACTAAAGGTTAGGTTCATTCAGGGTCTGTTTGATTATCTTGCACCACTAAAACTTATTGCACCAAACGCATATAAGAAGTTCCGTATTGCCAACAACTCAGCAAGTATTGCTCTGAGTGTTATAGCAAATGGTCCTATTGAGCGTTTCAAGGGTGGCTACAGGACTATTCCCGGTTCAAAGTCTTTCATTGCTATTGTTGATGGTATTGGTAAAAAGTACGGCCCAGAGGGTGTTCATCTCTGGACTGGTTATATGGCTGCTAAAAGGTCAAAGCGTCTTATCCTCGAAGGAAGAGAGTCGTTGATGACACAGGCAGACATTGATCAGATGCTTGACCTCATAAATCAATACCCTGAATTTGAGACAGCACGAAAAGAATGGATAGAGTTCAATGACAAAAATGTTGACTTTGCTCGTGCGAATGGAACTCTTACTGCAAGAGAAGCAGCTTCTTGGAAGGCAAATGGTGATTACATTCCTTTCTATCGTGCTCTTGATGATGACGGTGGTCTTGTCGCTCCGGGTGTAGGAACACTTGCAAGGCAGTCGGATGTATCTAAGAAACTCAAGGGCAGTGATAAGCAGTTGGGTAATATTCTTGAGAACATGATTCTCAATACTGATCTTCTTATCAGGAAGGCTATTCGTAACGATGCTCTACGTTCTCTTGAGCGTGAGGCTGCAGGAACTGGTGCTCTTCAGAAGATCTCAGGTGTAACGCCAACGTCAGTACTGACAACAGGCAAGAGCATCGCGGATGAAATTGCTGATCATCTTTCCAAGGTGATGGGTATTGATAGGACAGATCCAGCTTTTGACGTGATCGTACAGCCTATCATTGACGCAACAGATATGTCTGACGCTGGTTTGATCTCATTGTTTGGTTTCAGGCCGAACATGGACAAGGACGTGATGGTTGTTCGTGGACCTTCAGGTATTCCGGGCGACACAAGCACGAAGAGATACTACAAAATTAAAGATCCGTTGCTTGTCACAGCGTTGACGTTTGTTCCACCTACTAATCTTGGCTTCATGCGTCTTCTGACAGCACCAAAGACATTGTTTACTCGTGCAATTACAATGGCTCCACCATTCATGGCGGCTAACTTATTTAGAGATACGCTTCAGGCACGTGTTCTTTCTAACGCGAAGACAATCCCGTTCTTTGACACGACGAAGGGTCTGTACGCATCTCTCAGGAACACTCAGGGAGCTAAAGATCTTCAGGCTGGTGGTGGTTCTACAACGAACAACTACGACTCGTCGAGTTTAAACAAATACAAGAAGTTGACTGGATCGAAGTCTAATCCATTCATGGTTGTGCTTGGCAATGCTTGGGGTGCTTTAGAAGCTATTGGTAACGCGACAGAAGTTGCCAACCGAATTGCTATTCGCGAGGCAAAGCTTAAGTCTGGTGCATCTCTGGGTGACGCAAACTTTGAAGCACTTGATATCATGGACTTCTCGTTGCGTGGATCAAACGTAATCGTAAACTTCATGATTTCGACAGTGCCATTCCTTAATGCACGTCTGCAGGGTATGTATAAGCTGGGCCGTGCTGGTTTCAGTAAAGAGAACCGTGCCAACTTCCTACTCATGGGTTCAATGTTTGCACTGGCATCGCTTGGTCTTGCTGCAATGAACGAAGACGACGAACGTTATAAGAAAGAAACGAACGTATCAAAAGACAACTACATTCATATCTATCTTGACAAAATCCTGCCAAAGGAAGCTCTAATCGCCGCTGGTATCGACAAGTGGACTGAAGACTTCCATATTGCATTGCCAAAGCCGTTTGAAATCGGTGCAGTCTTCATGACCATTCCAGAGCGTATGTATGGCGTGTACAACGGAACGCAACAGGCAAAGGACTTGAGGGATTCTGTCTGGGGTATCGTTGGTACAACATTCAAGATGCATCCCGTGGAAATGATTCCGTACCCTGCTAAAATTGCAGCAGAGCAGATCATGAACGTTGATTTGTTCAGGAAGCAGGATATTGTCCCGGATTACAAGAGAGCACCGGGCTTTGAAGAGGCTGAGTATAAATACGACACCCCCGAAATACTCAAGGCTTTCTCTCAGGCTGTTAAAGACAACACGGGCGTTGGTATCTCGCCACTAAGGGCAGAGAAACTTATTCGCGACTTTGCTGGAACGTTTGGTGAATACTTCATGATGGCTGGTGATATGGCTTACCGTGAAATGAATGGTATGCCACAGCCTATCAATAAGAGTCTTCTTGAAAGTGTGACTGGTCAGAGTCGGTTTGTTAAGACAAACTCACCTGCATATACACAGCACGAACAAGACTTCTACAACCTATCTAAGGACATCAAGAGCATCGTAAGGGTTCTTGATACCTTCGATAAGGAAAGCCCTGAAAAGGCAGAGAAGTTTAGAGAAGCCAATGATGCATATCTTCGTATGGAAAAGGAAGCTAACAAGGTAAGTAAGCAACTTGCAGATCTACGCAGTGCAAAGGAACAGATCTACAGAGAAGGTGGCCCTAATGCAGAAGCTGAGATCAAAGCAATTAATGCTGATGAAAATGAACTAACAAGAGACTTTATGATTGAATTCAGGGAAGTTGAGAAAGAGTACTGATGTCGTTGTTTAAACGCTCTTGTGGAATCCACCAAGAGTCTTTGTTCCAGTAAGCTTCTGTCTTCGCGTCTTTACCACTGACCCAACCCTTGATCTCATAGAGAAGTTCATTGTGCGCGATGACGAGAATGTAGTTGTCTAATTCACTGTCTGGCTTACGTACAATCAGATGTGCTTTTGGATGAGCAGAACTACGCACTTGCATATCTGCCCCAAGGTCAGCTTCCTTGCCAACGTTTACAGAAAATCCCCAGTATTTACCAAGGTGTTTTGCTAACGCCATCTCGGCTGCAGCACCCTGAATATCTGTCTCCCAGTAGGATGTTCTAGCTGTGAACTTCTTGCTGTGAAGCCCACGATCAATTGACTCAATACGTCTATCAACCCCAACCATAGCCGCCTGTTTCAGTTCGAACTTTGTTAGATTAATAAACATCTGATACCCTTGTAAAAAAATGCGGAGAATAAGTGTTCTATTCTCCGCATTAAGTTTAAACCCATGAACAGCAGGATGTTCTAAAAAAGGAAAAACAAAACATCCTCAGAAAGGGATATCATCATCCATTGGTGTTGTCACAGGTTGGCTAACGGGATTGTTGGTAACTTCACGGAAGCTAATATTACCAGCAAGATATGCATTGCCATTCTTGTCTGCCTGAAGCCAAAGAGACATACCATTCTTTGGATCTGACATCATGTTGGTAAACCCAGCTTCGATTGGGCCACTGTAGTGAGGAGCCTTCTCGTTGTCTGACTTGGTTGGAAAGATTGCACCAATCTTTACATACACTTCGCTGACAGTCTTACCCTTGGCAGTGACTGCATCGACGATGACTGACTTAAGCTCAACACCGTTGACGTTGATACGACCAGCCTTTG